TATTTTGTGATAAAGACCCAATAATTTTTCAATTCTGGGTTCAGTTCCTCTTTTGTATAACCAATCTGATTCACCAGTTCCGGAAGTCCTTCCGTTGTGTTATCATCAATTTCTACCGGAATCAAAACATCATCACAGGCTGTCAGAGCATTGATCGTTGATACGTTGATATCCGGTGCATTGTCAATTATGCAGAAATCATACTGATCAGCCACACATGCCAGTGCATTTTTTATCCTATACTGCTGCGGTCGTGTCTGATCGAACATTACTTCCTGGTTAGCCATCAAAAGACGCATATTTGCCGGCAATACATCCATGTTATGGAATTCCGTATGTCTGATCAGTTTTTTCATCCAGTCTTCCGGGTGCCTTGCAGTCATGATCCGATCTATTCCCTCTCCATCCTGTGTTCTGCAGTTCAATCCTCTTGATGCATCTCCCTGCTTATCGTTATCCACAATAAGCACTTTATTCCCCTGGCTTGCCAGAATATAGGCAACACTATTGGTGGTAACGGTCTTGGCCACGCCACCCTTTAAATTAATCACTGCAATTGTTCTCATACTCTTCCTCTTTTCTTTTTATTTTTTCTTATGTGCCCTATTTCTCAATTTTCTGTCTGCTCTTTCCATCCAATCAGGCTTCCCATCTTCCGGTTCATTATCAAAATAGATTTCTCCATCATCATCTCTGTAATAGTGAAAATGTATTCCTGATTTTGTTATTGTTCCAAGATATGTCATTGCCCTTGGATCCTGTTCTGTGCGCAAACTCCATCCTTTTCCCCACAATTCTTTAGTTTCCACGTTTTATCATCTCCTCCTGGAGCCATTGCGAATATGAATGTACTCCGGCCAACGAAGAAACTTTCAGTTTCAACCGGTTGATTACTTCATAGACCTTTTTCCATTCATCTGCATTTTTGATATCTTTTCCCTTTGTATCTTTAAAGGCATCTGCTGCCAGATCTGAGATTCTCAATACTCTGGATGTCACGAAGGTATCTCTGGTATATATGCAAATCTCACATGTAGAACGAAATCTCGAAAGGGCTTCTATAAGTGCCTGTAAGTTACACTGATGATATGTACTACTACTATTTCCGAACCCTTCTCTGGTCTCAGTCCTGCCAGCGTACACGGCTTCTATTACATATCCGTATCTGCGCTGAACTCTCGCCTGGCACTGTTTATCTGTTTCCAGATAAATATTGACTTTCACAGCTTGATTCCCCCTTTCTTTAAATTCGTCTGTTCAATCTGATCAATGTGTAATGGCGGTAATTGTACCCAGTTACCGGATTTTTCCCCTCAAAGAGCTCTGCTATGTAGTAGCCTTTCTTAGGCTTCACTTTCTTAGGCCAACGTTTCAGCTCCTCTGGCTTTGGCTCTGGAAGCGGCATGTTCCTGGAATGGCTGTAGTTTGCTTCACTAAGTCTGGGCTTTGCCAGGGTTCCGTCTTTTTTCTTTTCCCTGGTTTTCTCATCCTTTGTGATGTAATCAGCCAGCTTCTGGAAATCCTCTTCCGGGCACTTACTCTTCCTGATCTGAGTTACATATACTCCACCATAGGGCCAAGCCCTTTCAACAAGACTTGCCGTATTTCCAATATCGTTGATAATACAATGTATATGCCAGGCTCCCTTCGTCCCCCGCTCAATGTTCCGGATCCAGAAGAGCACCCTGCCTTTTTTCCTGTAAATCTTTCTTAGCTTGTCCATCATTTTCAAAAACTGCTTCTTGGCAGTGTCCATATCTGGAGGTCTGTTCTCTGGCTTGTATGTAAATGTCACCCACAGATCACCTGGTGAAAAATATTCCATCAGTCTGAGTCTTGCCCTCTTGGATTTATTCCAGGCGTTTACTCTCTGAACATCTT